TTGGAGATATAGTAAAGGGAGTTGAGTTGACAGTTGGTGAAAATCCTAGATATAGGCAAGGGAGAGTTAAGGCTGAAAAGGAAAGGAAAGCACTTATAGAACGTGTGATAAGAAATTCAATTGATATAACTAGCAAGGTTACAGGTGCACCAGTTTATTCAACATTGAGAACGCTGGAAATAATTTCTAATACAGTAGGGCTAGTTGATAAGGATGAAGATATTAAACACTATAGAAAAAGGAGATATTAAAATGAGTAAATGGACAGATGAAGCATGGGAAATAAAGAAGACGTGGAATGAAAAAAGTTGGTGGCAGAGATTTATAACAGTTGTAACATTTGGGATTAAAACATATTTAAAAAGGAAAGGAGTTTAACATGAGTTTGAAGATACCTGAAAATGTAGCAAATGTAACTTTGAGTGACACAACTGTTCTTGCACCAGCAGGGATATTGTTCATTGGTGGTGCTGGTGATTTAAAATTATCAGGGGCACAATCTGGTGTAGCTACTTTTAAGAACTTAGCTGCTGGTAAATTTCTTAACATAAGAGCTGGACTAGCTTGGTCAACTGGTTCTTCTGTAACAGATGTTGTAAGGTGCTGGTAATGAAGATAACTACACCACTCATATTAAAGTTTCTTGATAAAGCAAAAGACGGTAAATGGTTTGAATTATATGAAGAATTTGAATTTTACATTGATTGGACTAAAACTCATAGACAAACGTTTACAGTCCCAAAAAGTTTTAAAACTGACTTTGCAAGTATACCAAAAGTGTTTAGAGTTATATTGTCTACAGTTGGTAAGCATGGGAAAGCAGCAGTTCTTCACGACTATCTTTGTGAATATGGGTACTTATCTAGAAAAAAAGCTGATTTAGTGCTTTTAGAAGCAATGAGAGTTTTAGGTGTTGGTTACATAAAAAGAACCATTATGTATCGTGCTGTAAGAATTTATTCAATTGTTTCAAGAGCAAAAGCAGGGTACAAAAATGTATAACGGAGAAGAAAAACGCAAACATGCTAACACCGCTTTGAGGATTCTCATTAATGTACAAGAACAAACACATGCCTGTGTCAAAAGTTTGACAAGAGATGTGTCTAGGAATAGTGCGCTTACAATTGCTAATGGTGTGAAGTTGGATACTGCAATTAAATACAATGAGGAATGTGATAAAAGGTTGACAGGTGTAGAACTCTGGAAAGCTGGGCATGTCGGTGAAGGTAAAGGTAGAGATAAACTATCGTCTAGTATAGGCACCAAAATAACTCTCTACAGTGTAATAGGAACACTTATCATCGCTGCTCTAGCTTTCTATTTCACTTCCGTAAAACCTACAATGGACAAAGCTGTAGGTGTTTACGAAAAAGTAAGTGTTATAGAACAGTCATATCAAGATTTCTTAAAGAATTAAGTGGGTGGGATGGCATATTTTGCAAATCACCTCTTGTAAAAATGTGCTTCTGGACTTTCCACCCACTTTTCAACTCACGCCAGCCAACTAGCCACAGTTCCCCAGCTTCCGCCCACTTTAAAGCGAAGGGCGATGCTTTAATCTTTTTTATATGAGGTGACCAATCTGCACCGCAAACTTGTATACCAATAATCCTTTTGTTGTGTAGTGCAACAACATCAATGATACCAAACAAATCCTTTCGTCTTTTGCTGAAAGCATTGTAAGATTCTACAATGTCATACTTCATGTTTTGCTCTCTTAACCATGCAAGTGTTCTTTGCATTGGTGTTATTTTAGCCATTCTCTTATTCCTTTAATAAAAGTTACTATTACAAGTAATGAAGCTACTAGCAATAAAACACTTCCAATTTCATCAAAAAAAGTTATGTCCATTTATACCTCTTAAAAGTCTCTCAAAATCATCAGGGTCTAAGAATGACTTAGCAACATTGTATCCCCAAATAACAACTTGTGTGTTCTTATAAGTGTACCCTTTCCTACTGTCAATTCTATCTAGTGATGGTGAAAAGGGATTAGCATTGTAGTGAGGTTTAGGTTTATTATAACTAAAATGAATCCCTGTTACTTCACAAAAACCTATTATAAGTCTCCTTTTTACCCATCCCTTTGTAATTTGAAAGCTGGGTTTGTTCCTACTCTTTGCCCTGTTCCATAGTTTCGCTGCTCTTAGCTCAATAAAATTATCCCTACCTAACTTAATTTTTGTCGTCATAGTGTTTCCTCCATTTTTTCAGGTTGTCTTTTTCTTCTACGCTTTGCTCTATTTTCCATTTCTTTGCAAAGTCCCCTCTGTCTGGAATATCCTCAGATGATATAGACGCTTGACATTTTTTATTCATACACTTCGCTTTCATGAACCCATCCTGCCTGAAGAAAAATCTCATCTCTCCATGACATTTAGGATTCGGACAGGGAATTTCCTTGCTTTCTGGTTTATAGTCTACCCACAACAAAATACTTGGGTCTTTAATATTGATTGAGATCATGTCAGTAAGACACACATAGAAACTGTCAGTAGGATACATTACCTTCTTGAAAGGTTGTAAACACAGAGGGCAGTCTGGATGCTTTTCTCCTTTAATATGAATGTTAACCATTTCTATTTCTCCTCCTCAAAAGTTTAGCAACCTTGTTAGCTGCCCTTCCTTTACGTTTCTTTGATAAGTTTCTTCTGAGGTTCTCCTTACCTCTATTCGTTGTCTTCCTTACCCACCTTATCATCTTTACCATTGCTTTTAGTTGGTCGAATTTTTGCATTGTTTCTCCTTAAAAACTGTTCTTTTATAAGCCTTGAAGATTGCCTTAAGAATTTCTTTTTCATCTTCCTTTTTATAAGGGAGAGTTATAATCCAATGTTTAAACTTTGAGTAAATTCCATCAGGTTTAACACCATAATAAAAACCCACTCTAACAACTGAAATCATATGGTCATCTAATGGGTCATATGGTAAAACAAATTGTGTTCCAATTAACACAGTTAATTTTTTAAGAAAACAAAGACGTTTCCAAAAATACCATTTTAATTTTCTTTTAAATTTTTGCATTGACCTTTCCTTTCATCATATTTTTTAATGTCAGTTCTTGTTGGCGAGGGTTTAGAAGTACCACCTGTATACACTTTCCGTTGTATTGTAATGCAAACATTTTTCCCATTAACACTAAACGAGCTTTTGTGTAATTGCTTCTGAAGAATGTGAAACAATACATCTGCCATTTCACAAAATTCATCTACAAAATCGTTAAGGTTTTCTTCTGCTGCATTTTGAAAAAAAGTTTTTCCACCAAATTGTGTATATTTTTCATAATTCATTTGTCTTCCCCTTTCGTATACAACTTTAAAATTTTATCAAGTTTTAAATTTCTTCTGATCTCTCTTTCTAATGCTAAACCATTTGCAACCTTTGAAATTCCCATCTTGTCAAGCTGCTTCCATAATACCTGCTTGTCACTATTTATATACTCATTCAAACCATCAAAGCTCCTATAGTAATCATAAAACATATCATCACTTCCGCTACCATAATGAAACCACAAAACAGAAGTAACCCATCCTCTCAATCCTATTTTCATGCTAAAAGATTTTATGTAATCAATCCACTCTTGAGGTGTCCTCATATTACAAATTAAATCATTCTTAGCATCGTTGATATATGTCTTAAGGTGTTTTCTCATTATGATAGGCACAGGGATGGGTAGCCTCCACATTCTTAATGTACGTTTCTTACCACTGATAATGGCTTGAATTTTTGTTGTCGTTACAATGTCTACCTCTATCTTTTGTTTAGCCATATTTGTCTCCATATTCTCTAAAGATTTTTCTGTTACAAAATATTCTTTCATGTTAACAGACACAAATTTTATGCCCTCTGCCTCTTGTCTAGCCATACCCTCACCTTCCTTCTTAAGATTTCGATTGTTGATAACTCAATTTGATTATACCACCACCTTCTTCTATAATCTTGACCATAAGTAATTCTTTTCCATCCAACAATAGCTCTCCCACTATCATGAAACACCGACCAATCTTTTAATTCAGAACGTATTAATGCTGCCTTTATAAAAATTTGTTTTTGATACTCTTTAATCCATTCTGAATTGATTTCTATTTTACTCATTTAAATATCAACCTTCCTTTCGTTCTCCAAAACATCCATTGTGGGTAATCTCTAACAAACTTAACTGAGTGTTGTGAGTGACGAACAATGGCATCTCTACTATTCATACCACAGTGAGGACATACTCCATGACTATTTAACACTTCATCCCAAGTTAATTCTTTTTGGCAATTATCTGCCCAACATTTATACATAACTCTCCATTTACTCATTTTAAAAACCTTTTATTTTTCCAACCTTCAACCTTTAATGGACAGTCACCCATCCATGCTGGTTTTTGAGATAATATTGTTTCATAGTGTTTTACTGATTTTTGATTAACTGGCACTTCTGTAAGTATCTCATCATGCACAGTCAACAGAGTTTTGTAACCGAACTCCTCACCAGTGAACATTCCATACACCACCACATCTCTAGCTGTCCCCTGAACAATGTTCTCAACAAACACACCGCCCCATGTGCGCTGACGTTCATAACAACCACGTTGAGACACCCAGCCCATGTGAGTTATTACGTGTCCTTCAAGTCTTGGTTGATGATATGCAAGCATACGCTTGGATGGTAGCTGAATGTAAAGGAAGTCTTGGTGTGTAAATATATTCAACACGCCAACCTTGACAACCTTCTTTGTTCTGATAGCATCAACAACAGCATTTTCTATAATCTTCCAATAAGCTACAACTGCTGGATGCTCATTTCTATATGTTCTGACAGCCCTTTTAGCAATTTCAATCGGAACAGTTACGTTGTGTTTCCTGCATGTTGCTATGAACCTCTCACCATTAAGTCCCATACCAAAACCACAACCCAATTCTGTTTGCTTCCCAACAAACCTCTGCATCTTATTTACACTCTCTAATTCAACACCAAAAATCTTAGTAGCCATAATCTTGTAAGGGTCTTTGTCTTGTCTGTAATAATCAAGTCCTTTTTTATCACCAGCAAACCAAAGGAGTATTCTCGCTTCAATTGCGTTCCAGTCAGCCCCAATAAACTCATGTCCCTCTCTCGCTATCAACATACCTCTGATACATTGTGATAGTGTTTGTAGCACGTTTGGAAACATAGATTGAAATGAACCTAAATTATCATTTCTAAGTAATTCTATTGCACTATCTATGTTTTCTTGTGTCACTCTCGGAAGGTTATGAAGCTGCGCCCTCTGTCCTGTCCACCTTCCAGTTGCAGCACCATGATAAATTAGGGCATCATAAAGAACACCATCATCACCTGTAGACTCTTTGAACGCTGTATATTTTGCTATACTGGTTTTACCTAACTCCTGTCTTATCTTCAACACTTTTCTAATCTTGTCTGGAAGCTCTCCATTCAATGCTTCGTTAACTGTCTCTTTTGTAAAGTCTTTAAGCTCTACTCCCTCACCCTTTATCCACGTTAACACTCGCTGTCTCCTAGATAGCCCATCAAGGAATCCATCTGATAACTTAACGACTTTTTGTTCCTCTAGTTTTTTGTATTCCTCAACTAATTTAATAGCAGAGTCTACTGCTTGCGTATCAATTCTAATGCCTCTCAAGTTAACCTCTTGGTCAAGGTGAAACACCTTTTGCTCACTAGGTGAAAGATCACGCATGGTATTATCAGCAATACGTTCAATTTCAACATCAGCTATACAATATTTATGTAACTTGGCAAAGTCTTCTGGTGATTCGTGCCATAGAGCAAAGACAGTACCATTTTCAACTTCGTTCTTAGTTGGCTTTCTAGGCTTACACATCTTCAACATTACAGCATAGCCTTCTTTGTCTTTTTTAACTGGTAAATTCAAGGCGACTGCAAGAGCATCAAGTCCTCTTGGCAAAGCTAACGCTGAAGCCATAGCTGCTGTACAACGCCACATGTGTTTGGGTATCACAGGATAACCAAATCTCGGGACAAGTATGTTATGCCAAATAAGGTACTCGAACATAGCACTGTGAGCAATGTAAAGTGGTCTTTTATCAATATACCTATCAAAAGCCATTTCCTGTTGTTGTAAATAAGGAATACATAATTGTTCTTTGGTCATCAGCTTAACAGGTTCATTATTAATTCCATAAGCCATACACTGAACCTCAGTAGATGGGTGACGTGAGTAAACCCACGCCCCCACCTTCTTGATGTTAAGTTCTGACCTTGTTTCAAAATCTAAATGGATTTTCATAAGGTCTCCTTATATTTGATCGAGTAATTTAGGTTGTACTTTATTTCCTGTTTCAACTCCACCAGCCACAAACAGTGCTTCCTTATTAGTGTCAAGTAGTTCGCTTGTAATCGGTTCAAAATCCTCTGCTGCATCTGCAAACGCTGAGAATGGTTTACCATCTTTAACCTTCTGGAGAGCAAGGAATCCTATTGACACTCCCTGACCACCAACATTGTCCCACAGATAGGCATTGACACTTGCCTTGCAATAACAACCAGCATAAATCTCACTTGGGTCTATAATCTCTTGTGGTTTAATACCTTTATCTGCATTACCACCGTCAACCACAGGTCTCTTGTAATCACTAGCAGCGTTGACAACCTTTGAATCTACAAAACCCTCATAAGGTTCACTTGTCTTCTTGGAAAGACTCAAATTCCCATCCTTAAATGGAAGGTAAAAACCTGTTGGTGGTTGTGTACCAACACCATATTTCTTCTCAATTAAATCCTTAACTAAAAGTCGTAGAGGTTTAAGTTCGGTGTCCCACAACCCATTAGGATATAACATAGTTATCCTGAACTTGAAAGCCCCTCTGCCTTGAATCTGTGATGCTTTTTCAACTGCTGGAAATGCTAACCTGAAAACAGGTGTTGTAATTCTACTCTCACTTACTAAAGTTTTTCCCATCATAATCTCCTAACTAAAATCGTTAATAGCTTGCGATACAGAATAAGTCGTGTTCTGTCTCCACGTTTGTTTCTCTGCTATCTCACATATCAAGATAGCTGGACAAAATTTACACCACGACCCTGCCTTTAACTGTAAGACAGGTTTTTTAGTTGCTAAAATTTTTCCTGTTAACTCATGTTTAAAATCCATCAATTCCTGAATCGTGTATGTACATGATCTTATATTACCATCTTTGTGTTTCTTTCTAGGTTGAACAATAACTATCTCAATTTCCTCAACCTCTTTTTTAAGATGGTTAAAACCATTTCCTTGTAATGCTCCAATCGCATAGTAAAGCAACTGTTTGTTATCCTTTACTTCTACAGCTACCCCCTTTCCATGTTTATAATCTATAACAAATAACTTCTTTAAATTAGGTAAAAACACATAAGCATCATTCACACCATACGCTTCTTCATCAACGTCATACAGATGAAATTCTTTTTCAAATCCCCACACAGCACTAGCATTAAAACTGAGAATAACCCTAACAAAGTCAAGATAATCTTGCACAGCGTCAGCCATATCCTGAGACACCTTGACCAATTCATCTTCCACCTCTATAACTGACCCCACATATCCATCTGCTACATCACTGGTTCTGAAACAAACTTCTGCTAACAAATGCGCTGCTGTTCCTTCCATAGCAAATTTACTGGTGTCCTTCACTTTCCCCTCACGTTTAGCCTTCTCAGAAAGGGCAACGCACCCCTCACACTCCCAAAATCTATGTGCTCCAGAAGCACCAATTTTACTATGATTAATTACTTCCATTCGTTTAATGCCTTTCTAAATTTTGCTACGATTTCAGGATAAAATTCCTTTTTAACATCTTCCAATTTAGCAACACCATACCCTATGATAATATCCCTTGCCTTTGCAAAACCTAACTGAGCACCATGTTCATCTTTAGTTACAAGAGTGTTAGCCTCTGCCTTAACAGTGTCATAATTTAACTCAACAACTTCACCAGATTGACTGATAAGATTTTGTTTAACAGTAGGAACTTCAGCATCTTTCCCTGTCTCTTGTGTCTTTTGACCAAAATCTTCTTGTTCTTTTTTAGCCTTATCACCTGATATGATATAAATAACAGATGTTAATTGGTCAATCAATACTTCTAATGACTCCGCTATCCTTCCTAATTCTTTAGACTGAGGTGGTAAGGTCTTCTTTGTTTTCTTTACTGCCATTTTCTCTCTCCTTTATAATGTATTTTAATTCCTGTAAAAATAATAAATCACAAGTTGCATGGGCAATATGTGTAACACCTGTCTGCTTGTCAACTTCTTCACCACGCATGTAAGCAAATATATGACGCAATGCTGCGCCCAACAATTTTGGTAAGTCTTCTTCTTTAATATTCCTCCAACCATTAGGACTGTACTTCTTAGCTCCAAAATCTAAAACTTGTACTACTTCCTCAATAGCTAAAGCTGGTAACAACTCGTAAGGCAACTTATGATCTTCCAACTCATTTTCCATAACTCCCTCCTATCTTACTGGATTAATGTGAAATTGAACTACACTATTTACATCAGAAGTATTGATAGTTGCAACAAGTGTTGCCTCCCCTTTTTTGATTGTATCAATCTTCTTCTGAACTAACTCTGCCAACCCTCTTAATTCATTCGGTGTAATAATAATCTTAACAATGTGTAAATTACTTGCTATCATTTTAGCCCTTTCTATTTAAAATTTTCACATAAACAAACCATGCTAATCCATATCCTGCAAAGTAACACAGTAGAAAAAATATTCACAATGGTATAAACATTTCTATTCTCCTTTCTATTTAGTTTTATATTCTTCTTCCTCTTCTTCGTCTGGTAAATCATCTACATGCACAATAGCCATAAAACCATCAATTGCAAAGGCAATAAAATGACTTCTATTGTCATGTTTGTATAGCAGGGGATACATGTCACCATTTTTAAGAAATGCCCATGCAACTAAAGGTATGTAAACTTCTTTCTCTTGCTTGTCTTTAAACTTTGCATAAAATCCAGTAGCAGGAGTAATAGTTAACAAGTGTTTTGGGTCTGGTAAAAATCCTGATAAGATATTAATCTTGTCTTCCTTAGACAATTCTGGAGCATCGCTGAACACCACTTATCCCCCTTTCAATCTAAAATTTTTGCAATTAACTTACGATTTCTAATCATGCTATTCAACACAGAATATTCAATTGAATCCTCAACTGCGAGGAATTGGGCATGTACTCCCTTTTTTTGCCCCTCCCTCCTCAATCGACCAACAGCTTGCAAAATATCTCTCGCTAACCAGCTTGCCTCGAAGAACAGCGCATGATTGCATACATCCTGTAACCCATCCACTCCCACACCAGCAGCTTGAAATTGAGCAAGGAGAACTTTGTTATCATTTGGATTTATAAAATTGTCAATTTGTTCTTGTCTTCCTTTTCCTGAAACTGAACCATCAATAAAAGAAATACCATAATTTGTCTTTTCATAAAGTAGTTTTAACAATTGCTTACCAATTTCACGATGATAAAAGAACACCACTAACTTTGGAACTGTGTTAATCATATCAACTATATAATCAGCAGTATACTTAATTTTCCACAATGCTGTCTCCTGTCTTTGTGTTGCTACATGGGGAGCAGTTTCAATGTAGTCAGGAATATGCACAGGCACAACATCATACACTACGTCAGGAAGATTGCCAACATCAGTGCGCCTTATCATAAATGGCTTTAACAATTCCTTGAACTCCTCACAGTTAGTTGCACCGTTAGCAATGAGTGTTCCTGAATACTTGTCCCTGTAAGCACCACAATACCTGTAAGCGTAGTCTTCATAACTTGTGTACTTCCCTAGACACTCGTTTGCCAGCGTTCTTAGAATTGGATACAGGTCAATGGGTCTGGTCAAAGGTGTCCCTGAAAGACACATCTTGTAAGTACAATTTTTGATGATTCCATTTTTTCCTAAGATGTTCTTTGAACGCTGTGAAGTTATTGACTGCAAATAATGTGCTTCATCCAGAACACCAACAGCAAAGAGCCTTTTGTTTAACTGATTTACAATTGTCTTTGACAATAGAAGATGATAATTAAGAATTACAATATCAATATCTGGATTAATCCACGCATTCATACCTTCCACCACTTGAATAGAGTGTGGATACCTACTCCACTCTTTTATCTTCCTTGCCCAATAATATTTCACACTCTTAGGACAAATTATCAGCACTTTCTTTGCACCTAACTCACCCATAGCTGCTATAGTCTGGATAGTCTTTCCAAGCCCCATATCGTCAGCGTTTAGCGAGTGAGTACGTGAAGTCATAAACTGCACTCCTTCTACTTGATAATCATATAATCTACTCATGGTGAATTTGTTGATGGTGTCTATTACAAAAATAAATAACATCTAAAGGCTTTAAATAATCTTCATGGTGTTTGTGTCCTACTTTTTTACACCCCTTTACAGAACAAGGTTTAATTGGAAGTTTTCTTGCAAGACTCCTTGCTTTTATTTTCTCTGGACTATTTAAGACTAATAAAAGATATGCTTTACGTTTATCCATTTTTCTTTTTTTAGAAGCATCGTATCTTCTTTGTACTAATGCACCTTTTTTTGAAAAGGCATGTTTTTTTCGTCTTGCTATGCCTTTTTCAGAAACATCATACTTTCTTTGAATTTCTTTTCTACCCATGATATTCATATAATCTACTCATTATAAACCCTCTCCATAATTTTGTGTATAGTACCATAAAACCAATGAATCTTGTCCTGTGTTCTAAACTTTTTGTAACCAGAAATTTTCATGAACTCTATGATCTCCCCACTCAAAGAACTGAGAATTAAATAAACAAAACAAGAAAGAAATATCATTGACAGCTTGTCAGCCTTAAATAACTTTGATAGAGGGAAATTATTAACTGAAGCAAAACTTCCACTATGACCATAAATTTCCCACATTACTTTCCGACCAAATTTACTATATCTCCACATTTTTCCTGCTCTTAAAGGATGATTACTACCTTCATTACCATCCATGTTAGAACATCCCCAATACCCCCAATCGTGTGTAACAATAGCACAGAGTTGAAAGAGTCGTGGAAAGCATTTATAATATATCAGCCATGCGAGCAGCACAAGAGCAGGGTGGAGCATAAACTGGTGTACACCAAAAAGTAAACTTTTAGTACCTATTTTCATTACACCTCCTTTTTAACTGTAATTATAAGTTCGCCTCTAAGTTCATCAATTCTATATTGTTTTAAAATTGATAATGCTAAATAATCTGCTTCACTTAAAATCCTTGTCCTAACTAATCTTTGCGCTTTTTCAACTTCTTCTTCAACAATCTTCTCAATACGTCTTTCAACTGCTATTCTAATACCATCCTCAAACATACTAGATGTTGTTCCAAATAGTTTTTTCATTAGTCTTTTCTCCTTTCCCCATCAGGGTCTATCAGTTCAAACCCTTTTGTTAACCTGTCAGAATAATTATTTTCGTCAAGTGGTTCAAAACACTCATGGTGTAAATCAGTGATTGGCTTCTCACACCATTGACAAATTTCGATTTCATACTTATCACTCATGTAATTTCTCCCAGCCACCTTCCTCTGTCCAAATAATAGTCTCCAGTGTTGGTTGAGTTACCAGCACTGAATATTTACCATTTATGCTCCTATCAGAACCCTTTATACAGATTCTAGCCTCTGCAACAATGTATTTTTCTGGAACAAATTTTAAAGCTGCTTTCAATATTTTCTTTGCGTTCATAATTTTTCTCCTAAAAATAGGGACAGTGAGAATCGAACTCACGCAGCATGGCTGAAAACCATGAAGTCTACCACTAACCTATGTCCCCTTATAATTGGTCAGAAAGTCTACCAGATATAGGTCTAATGTAAACTCGCTTTATAACTCCATTAATAGTTTTGGTTGTCTTGACCCAATCCATTTCCTTCACCATCACATTTGCAATCCTTCTAAATTGTGACGAACTCAGTTTATCTTTGTCACCACCCAAAGCATGTGTCCAAACTTCTGTTGCTGAAACTATTTCTTTAGGTACACCAGTACCATCAGGATTTAATAGCCATTCTGCTATTGAATCACTCCACGAATCAACATCACGCCTCTTTAATGTTTCTTCTTCTGCTTGCTTATAAACAACTTTGTCTGTCAAATAAAGTGGTTGATGAGGATTAGCTTTATATTTAACAAGTGCCTCTGCCCATACTTGACCAACATCTTTCGTAAACTTCTTAAAATCTAAAAACTCCGTTCCCTTAACCAACAATGGAAGGTATCTCCTATTACCTGTCATGTCTTTCAAATAACTTCCAACAGTGTCAGGATTAAACGTACCTATAAATATGTTATGTCGTGGAAAATCCTTTGATGTTCTAGCATAGGCAAGTCTCACTGTATCTGTTCTTCTTGACAAAAATGACTTCAATGCCTGTGTCTCAGCACGTTTGGTACACTCCATTTCAGAAATCTCAATAATCCATTTGTTTCTCATGCAGTCAACAGTGTCAGGACTGTGAACATTGAGAACCAGATCAGCATACCAATCCTGTCCTAAAATCTCACAGATAGTTGACTTCCCTATCCCCTGCTCTCCCTCAAGTACCACCATGTAATCATACTTACAACCTGAATCATATGTACGTCTGATAGCTGCTCTAAGCATTAGCTCCCCCACAGCCTTAGAATAATCTGTTTCTTCGACTCTTACATAAGTTGACAACCAGTTGAAAACTCTTGGTTTTCCATCCCATTTCTGAGACTCCAGATATTTAACCACTGGATTATATTTGTTCTGTTGTGCGACCGCAAGAGCAGTATCATGTATCAAATTCTTAGTCACATTAAACGCCAGTTTAGTTGAGAGATACTTCATCACAGCATTGGCATCATTATCATCCCATGCAGTCAGAGGTTCATGTTTATTTATCCAAAATGGTTTACGAATAAACTCTATATTCTGAGAAAGAGTGTTAAATCTAAGAAGTTTATTAAGCTCAATTGTTTCTATATACCCATTGAAAAAATTACAAACGTTGTGTATGCTATTCCTTTGCCATTCACCTTGTTTATTCAAGTGCCATGTGAAGTCGGGTTCAGTTTCCAACTTTACATCAACAGCCTCGCCTACTTCCAACCCATCTGGATAGTCAACAACTTCAAGCGGTTCAAACTGATTAGAAGGATGAAACTTTCCAGCAGGGTCTTGGTTAAACTTGTAAGCGTTGGAAACAATTTTTCTTAATTCATTTTCATCCCACGCAGGCTCACATCCAGGATTCCAAAATGTTAACATTAAAGTAGCTGTCATATTATTACTCAGCCCAAAATCTCTACCACGACATGCAACCTTGAAAGTTGTATTATTTCCACCTTGTCCTTCAATGGCAATATCAGCACTATAAACAATATAATCTTCAAACTTTTTTTGTGTTTCTTCTGAATCATCAATTAATTCATCTGTCTCCACAATTACATGCTTAGACTCTATTAAATCCAATAATGATTTAGGTGCTGGTAACACATCATCAAAGGAACCCGACACTATCTTGTAAGGTTTTTTTGATTCTGGATGAATTGAACCAGCACCTAACACTTGTTTACCAGAAGATAAAAAGTCTATGCCTTGATAATCTTTCACATTCTTTTTAATCTTAAAGTCTACTGGCTTAGTGAAATAGATATGAAGACCTCCACCACCTGTCTCTATTACCAGAGTCTTTTTCATTTCTGGTACAATCTTAGACAATCTCTGATGAGGTTTATCATCCTTTTTAAAATTTCTTGGGTCTATATCTAAAACTAGATCGTAAGGCTGAAGACAAACACCAAAATTTCCTTTGAACCCTTTTAAAAAACTGTTCTGTTTGAACGTGGTTTTCTGCCAGCTATTTGCTATAGGTATCTTACCCCTTAAAGGAATAAGAGTAAACCCATGTTTTTCATATAATTCAATTTCTTTCATATTTTATTCCTCTGTGTTGAAAATTGGTGAAGTTGCAGAGAGAACAGACCTGCATCCTTTTTTAATTCCTTCTTTTGATTCTAACACTACTGGATTTCTAACTAAAGACTTCAAAAAGTTTACTTCCCTCACAGCTAACTCATAACATTTTGAACACTGAATCCTTAAACCATATGTTGGAAATGGTTGATTGCCATGATTTTTTATATGATGGTCAACCCAATATTCATAAGGTGTGTTTCCACAATCATTCTCACCTGATTTCTCCTTCACATGGCAACCATTACATGAATATTGATTTTTGGTATTTCTGAATCTTTTACAAAGTGGACAATTCCTAGCACTATGGTCTACCACTGTCCCATCTATGACACCATACCACTTTATAATTGATCTTTCAAGTGCAAGATCATTTTTCACTAATTCTAATTCTGAATGTGCCAGTGTCAGTTTTCTTGACATATCCACCTGTTCCTTTTCTACAAAGCTATTCTTTTCTTTTAAATAATCTTCATACGAATGTGATGTTCTCCTAAAATATTGTATATTTTTCCTTCTCATAATATCTTCAATTCTTTCATCTGATTCTCTTGACATTATAAATCTCCTATTGTAAAATGTTTTAAATTTGGATTACATCTATTATGCCTGAATACTCTCTGCTTGTCAAACCTCCCTGTTATTTCAATCACTGTCATGTTTGCTTTGTGTCTTAAAGCTAACGCTTTGTCAGTGTAGTAGTAATCGTCATTCTTACGATTAGCAAGTGTTCTAACACGTTTTAAGACATGAATTAAATTATCACATACATAGCAACGCAGCTCGCTATCCTTGATTTTTGACAATGTTTCTTTTGACATACCTAATCCTTCCTTAAAAAATAGGTGACCCTGTGTCTTCAAATGGTAAAATTATGATTGTCTTATCTGAGTGAACTTCACGAGGTAATCCACTTTTCATCAATGGTTGAGCGTAAAGCTGACTGCAATGCAGACATTTGTATAGACTCCACGTTGTGCCAGTTCCACAATTTGACACTGCTGCATTGAAATCTTGTTGACACTTATGACATTTCATGTTTACCTCTCCTTTTTCATATTTAATCTCTCCTCAAAAATTCAACAAGTCCTTTAGTATCAAAATTTAACACAGTGTGACATTTCTTGCAGCGATAAAAAACAGCATCATCATTAGGAATAAATGTTACCAGATCAGTAACAAGTCCATTGTCTAATGTAACCCCGACAACCTTTGCAACTCTGATACCTTTTGTTAACTCCTCAATTTCTGTACTTATACATTTGGGACATTTGAAATAATTACTGTATTCACTCAAAACATCCTCACTTTCTCTTACTTGTCTTTAAACTTTGCATAAAGTCCAGAAGACTGAGCAAGAAGCTCTAAAAAATGTTTAACATCATCATACTTGACATACTTCCCATCATGCACTTCATCCATAACAGCTTTCTTACATGTTATATCAAGAACAGAAACATCTATTAATCTAGGCTCGTACCTTGTAAGATACTCGTCAATGTGTTGCATTTTTTATTTTCTCTCCCTTCTTATTAAACCCATAACGATATTTTAATATGTCAAAAAATTCTTTTGTATGCCCATATCCTTTCGCATGAAGTAACTCATGTAATATAGTATACTCCATGTGAGGTGATCGTCTTGAAATTTCAACAAAACGATACTCTTTAACCTCATAGTGTCTACCCCAAATTTCAGGGAATGGAAAATTCCAACTATGCAAAACATCATGAAACGATATTTCAACTTCTCTGCTAACAATAATTCTATTTATCTCCTGCTTTTGAATAATAGGCTTAGAAATTGTTGCACAGCTTACCAAAAATAACAGTGTCAACATTATAAGATATCGTTTCATGTCTTTCCTTATTTAAAATATTTTATAAAGTCCAACCAATCCCTAACACCTAATTTAGGTACTGCATGGTCAATTACTTTCCTTACATCGTTACCAGAAATGTTGGTTTTATCATCAAATATTCTGCAAACAGGATTATAATTAAACAAATTACGAAAAGCCATTGCTTCCTCTCTAGTTTCAATTGTAAACTCTAACTTGAACGGAATAAATTTTGGTGTTTCCAATGGATAAAATCTTTGTGTTTTTACCTTCATTTTTATCTCCTTAAAAAGCTGGTGGAAGGATTCAAACCCTCATTAGCTGATTACAAGTCAGCAGTAATGCCATTATACAACACCAGCTAAAAATTAAATTACATAACATCATTAAATGCATCTAAAATTCTCCTTAACATACACCTTTTCCCATTGTCAAAAGGATAAACTGCTTGTGGTACAGAACAATTTGTTCTAACCATACTTAAAAAAGCATCGTATTCCTCTGCAAGATCAAAATGAATTTCTATAACTTTAGGTACAAAACCAACTGGTTTTCTTTTTATAAATATTCTTGCCATTTTGTTTCTCCTTTCAATTAATTTCGTTAATAGAAACAGTTGCAGTCGTGACCAGCACTGACTCTTGATTGTTTTTGTTTTTAATGTCACCAGCTATTGTCAGGACTTTATACTTATCACCAATTTTGCCTATAATCTCTATGACTTGAGAGTTTTCTATTTTACTTTTCCATCCACCAGCAGTATAAATGACAGTAAAGCCCCCATCTGGAAATTGCCTGTAAATAATTTCTTCAATGACCTTAATATTATCCTTGTCCTTAGTGTAAATCCTGTAGACTACTGCCTTTTCTGTTTTATGCTTAGACATCATTTTCTCCTTTCTAAAAAAAGGTCTTCTAATATTTCATAAATTTCATACAGCTTAATATCATCTTCTTTTTTAAATCCATGTTTAATAACATCATCAATGTTATGTTCACCTATAAATTTATACAATAAATTAGCCTCGTCTTCTGATAATGTTAAAACTATACTTTCCTCTATATTTCGTCTATCACCTTTCTTCTTAGCTAAGTTACCTTCAAGTTTTGCTATCTCTCCAGAAAGTTTTTTAAATTGCACAGCATTGGGTTTTAATTCTGCTCTTGCCATCATTTTCTCCTTTTTAAAGATTGTTTTCTACCTTTAATCTTGGTAGGTTTGATTATATTTTTGTTTACAAAAAAGCATACCTCACAGTCATCTGGATATAAAGTCTCATGAAAACATTTACTACACTTCGCTTTTTTTTATCATTATTCTCCTTTCAGAGTGTAATTGCTGGGTGAGACTGGACTTCTAACTTTTCATTCCCATTACTTCTGGTGAAAGTCATTACCAGCAATGGTAGCTAACCATTTTGTAAGTGATACTTGACTCTGGTAGCTTATCCCCTTTGCTATTTTCTCACTTGTCTAAGTCGTTAACTTAATACCTCACCCAGCAATTACACTCTTTTAAGTATACCACACATTCAAGAAAAAACAAGGGTTAAAAATTATTTATTTTTAACACACCTTTTTTGAAATTTTAAATTCCAAAATATAATTTCCCTTGTTATTTATTGAACCAGTTATGGTATGAAAATCATCAAAGATAATCCCAGCAACAGTATATCTTAGCAATTTCAATTCACCTTTTAATGCCTTGCGAATCCTCTTTCTAATTTCAGGCATAGGATTGTCTCTAATTTTATCTAATTCATCTTGTTTTATCATCTGAATCCCCTTTCTTAAATTGCTGACGTGTTCAGAATCCTGCACTGTTCACACTTTTTGAACACTTCTAGGTTCTGACATACACCTCACTTGATAAAATGCGCTGGTGACGATTCTCGGGCTAATTAGGGACTATTCCTCTGGACTGGTAATATCTAAGACCCAAAACTCCTTAAGTAAGTCCCTTGCAAGTAAAACACCACCATCTCTTGAACCACCCCAATATGCGTCATCAAAATTACCGCCTGAACATTCTTTGGGGTTAAAATCTTCATCCTCTGACCAAATTACCTTTACTGCTAATTTTTCTAGTTTTTGTTGCAATTTTTGAAAGTCCTTACCATGCATTTCTATCTCCTTTCAATAAAGGTCTTTAAAGTCTATCTGCTTAATTTCGGCTAATTCATATAACTGGTCTATGATGTGCCATACTTCCCCCGCAGTGTAAGTCTTGTTACCTACAGCAGTTATAAACTGTACTCGTGTCTGATTTTTCTGATAAGCATTAATTGTCTCGGGTGTATTCATTTCTATCTCCTTTACTTCCAAAGGTTTCCAATATATCAGCGTATTCTTCTGGATTCATTTCTAACTCCATTCTAACCTCTATGGGCTAATTTAAGTTGTTTTATAAATGTTGCAAGTCCTTTACAACGCTTGAGTTCTGAGTTCGTTATGAACTTCATAATACATATGTTCTCAATTTTAGCATTTAACCAAACTCCATTTACTGAAAACTCAATCGTGACAGGCATTTTCATGTTCACAATACACTCCTTTCTAAAAATTAAAATCAATTTGTAATTGCTCAAGTAATAAAAATATATCTCGCTCTAAGTCTGTATTATTAAAGAACCTACTACGATTTATACGTTTACCATGTTCGTCAAGTTCAGTGAACCACACACCAACAGGTGCAATTTCTATCTCAAATTTTTTACGTGGATTTGACATTTCTATCTCCTTTCTATTTTTTAGACACTTCAATAAGTCCATATTCAGATTTTATTTCATCATAACAAAAATCACATACACGATTTATAATAGGGTCTCCAAAATCAATACTTCTTAAATCATCAATATTTATTTCTTCGCCACAAGATTGGCAATTCCCTTTTCTTTGCTCAGCTTCCATAATAAATCACTCCTTTCTAAGTTATTTTACTTGCGCAATCGGGGCACAAAGTAGTGCCATCATCAAATTTAACAATATTTTTCTCTAATACATTACCTTGTTTGCACTTACAAACATTTTTACAAGTATAAACATTTCCAAAATCTAGTTTCTCGCTCCGCTTCGAGATAATTTTACCGAATGTTTTAATATTTGTCATACGTTTTTTCATTGTAACCTCTTTCAATTCAATGTTTTGTTAATCCTATAAAAAGACTTTTCGTATTTAAAGCCACTAAATCACTATAACTACTGTCAACATAACCTCTTGCCCATAATTCATAATCAGTATTAAATACCCTAGCATGTGGTTTGTCAAAGTCTATTAAATCATCATGTTTACCACCAAAACTTTGAATGATTTTAGTATTTGGTAGCCTTGTGAACGCTTTAAAATCAAGCTGTAATGACTTTGTATAAGCATAAAACCTTGTATCGGGTAAATTTTTTGCAATTTCTGTCCATTTGTTAAGATACACTTGATTATAAAAGTCCCCGCAATCATGTATTCTAACTATCTTAATTTTTCTTCTATCAATCTCTTCTACTATTCTACTTGCAAAAAACATAGACTTACTAAATTTAAAATTTCTTGCGTGTGCCTTGTCAACTGTTTTCTTGTAAACCATGTATGCACCTTTAGTCGCATAACAAAATTTAAGACACTCTTTTGCTCCTTTACAAGTCTTTTTAACAGGTAAGCTAAACTTGAAAATTTTATCCTTTTTTAAAGCTGAATTTGTGTTTAGGTAATTCATAATACCTTCCTTTCAATACCATGTAACATAAAAGTATCATTGTTTTTAAAAGTACTACTAGCATTGTCAACCTTTAAATAATCACAAGAGATTTTAAATTGTAAATTATGACCATGACCATAGCCAATCCTAGCGTGGGCAATCTCATGTAAAACTGTGGTATGAACACGTTTACAATTATTTAATTTAACGAACCAACTTGATAACTTGATAGTTTTTGTAACATGACAACAATTACCAGCAGTAGTTTTTTTGTTCATAAATCCAATTTGCCAACCTTGTAAGTAATTGTCATCTAAATACTTACGCATCATTAATTTAGCTTGTTTTGGCTTCATTTTAATCCACCTTTCTTTATTTTACATTTACTAAAATGTTATCCTCAACTGTCAAGGTTCCAAAGACATTTCTAATTCGTGTACAATCTAAACTTATACACACTGTGAACTTACCTGTTGGTTTATACTCTAATCCGAACAAACTTGTATCTTGAAATAAATGTTCAACATTTGTGCCAATTAATTCCCTTGCAGCTTTTTTAGTTTTAGCTCTAAATCCCATCATGATTATAACTCCTTTTCTAACAAGTTATTAACTCAAAATTAAATACTTCCGTTTCACCAACTTTATTTGAGATTAAACTTACATCATCATTAATAATTTTTATAACTTTGTAATAACCCGAAGAAATATTATCATTGGGGTCATTCCAAAAAACATCATCATTTATTTTAATTCTTTTCATAGTTCTAAGTCCTTTCATTCTATTTCTAAATTATACTTGATAAATACTATTTTTATTTTAGTATACGCCTTGTCTGCTAATTTCTTAGACTTAAAATAAAATGTCATATCTCTATAACCAAAGCCAGCACCAGCATCTCCAGAATGTTTTCCAACAGCTTTTTCAATTTCCTGTCCAACTCTTAAAGCATTATACTTATTACTAAATGGTATAACTAATTTAATTTTATATTCTTTCATATCTATTTCCTTTCCTATAATAGTCTTACGACTATACAATAAATAAACAAGATAGCAATGTAAACCTTGTAAGGTAAATTCATTGTTTTAAATCCTTTCATCATAAAGATTTAATTATCTTTAAAACTCTTGATAATTGCACTTCTGTAGCTGATACTATACTTGTACGATATATGCTATATAAAAATTGATCGAGAACATTAAGAAATTCTTCTATATTACTAAATGATAAGTTTTTCCAATTTTTCATCATAACTCCTTTCTAAACAATACCATACCATTATAAAATAATTGTGTTTTGTTTTTAAATACTACATACCATTTACCTTTGCGTTGGTTTACTGTAAAACCTAAAGCAAACTGGGAGCTACATTGATTCATTCTATCCTTTGTAGACCTTGTAAAAAACCCACCATTTCTCAATCTAATTGAATCTTTATTAAAATCCACTATAATTGTTTCATGATAAGTTACATTTGTAAAGCCTTTTTCATCCACAATTACCATTGTCTTATATCTACCTAAAGTATGTTGTTGTGCCATCTTACACCATCCTTTCACAATAAAGGTTTTAAATAGTTCTTTGCTAAAGTATATCACACTTTTTTAGTTTGTCAAGGCTAAATTACACATAATTACACATAAATCATCTGTAATGATCTGTGTGTATGCGTTAACTCTAGTCGCAAGTGAGTTTTACCTTCCTAATTACACATTAACACTAGATCATCTATCTATGCTAACATAAAAGGGGATTATATTATCTAGTACTCTAAGGCATCTTTTATGTGTAATGTGTGTTTTTGATTATAACTTGATCGGTCTAAAAGGCTTACAACTAAACACATGCTTAACACATGCGATTATGTGTAATCCTTCAAGCCAAAATCATGCCAAACGCTTAAATATCCGATTGCTTTTACATCATAAGTTCACAAGGCTAACAGCCTTACAACAATTTAAAATGTTTTATTTAAACATTAATAACATTGTAAACTTGTAAACAACTGTTTACATTGTCATGATTCATTGAATCATCATAAGCTCTTAAGCTGTCAAGGCTTACAGTGTATACAATACATTTACAATGTTGTAAGTGTAGCAGCTGTGATGGTTTATAGCACTGTAAACATATGTATACATGATAACGGCTTGAAAGCGGGGGACAGATGGAGTCAAGTATAAATACCTTGATGTACTGACAGCAACTGTCAAGTTCTTGTCTGATACTGTCAAGTATTTTAAATACCCCACCCCCCATTTCAAATTGGCGGGGCATCCCAGAGCAAGTTTGAGTTTCGATTACGTAATAAGGTAAATATGGTTGTGTTCTAATGATAACATAGGAATCTTTATTCTCATTTAAATGGGGTAATGGATATGCTAAATAGGGTAACAGAAATTTTTCTCAAAAATCTTGACAAATAGGAAATGTATGGTATACTTAAAGCGTGTGGATGATTGTCCTATGAAATTTCTAAACAGGAAATATAACAAATAGGAAATAGGATTCCTGAACAAATCATCCACACTTAAAATTTTTTAAAGAGAGGTGAAAAATGTGGAAGTTTTGGAGTAGATTAGCTTGGAGATTGCCAAATGAATTAGTTTATTGGGTTTTAATAAGAGCAGGGGGGTATGCAATTTCAGGTGAATATTTAGGACAAAGACTTTCAAACTTAACTTTTAAAGAAACTTTAAATAGATGGAATAATAAATGTAAAAAGAAAGAGGTGAAAAATGACTGAAATGACAGGTTGTTTAGTGACAGTGGAGGGTAACTACTTTGCCCTTGCTGGCAGTATTGACAGAAAGAAAGTAAAGAAGACATATAAAATTGTTGTCAGAGTAGCTGCCCCTGAAGGCGCATTGTCCGTTATAAAAAATAAGTTGCTAGACAGAGTACTCACAAGGCTGAACCCTGACTACCATACTTACCACACTCATGAGATCACAGGGATTACAGACCTAGAAGGGCGACCTCTGATGGGGTATTCAAATGTGAGGATTATGAACTTTAATCAGATAGCTGAGTATGTAGTAGCTCAACGTCTACCTCTGAAACTCGAATTGTATACAGAGCTAGATACCTTAAGAACTATGGTATTCCTTGCAGAGACAAACACACAAGAGTTTGCTAGAAAGCAGTTAATTATTGAAAAGGAAGCTAAGGAGGATGCGGTGTTGGCAGCATTGAATCCAGAGTTATTTGATTTGAAGCACCCGATTGCTGTTCCAGTAGTTACAGAAGTTCCAACTATAGAACCAGCAAAGAATATTTCCGATCAGAAGGTGCAACAGACATGGGATGAAAAGCAGAAGAAGTTTATTCCAATAACTGATTTTAAAGAAGACTTCGAGAGGGAAAGCGAAGCTCCGTATGGAACTAATGTGGATGATGAAGGGTTGGCACAAACTCCTCCAGCAACAGGAACAGGAAGTGGTGGTATGATTCAGAATCCTTCAGTAACAGCTTCAGAAACATTTGGAGATAATTTAGAAACATTGCAAACAAAAAAAACTTTAATGGATGAACTTTGAAAGACAAACAACTTGTAATAAAATGGGTAGATGGCAAACCAGTTCCAACAGAAAAAGAAATCTTAACTAAAGAAGCTGTGACCGAACTACCCATTACAGTCATGTCAGTGCCATACAAAAGATCACCTCTGGAAGTTGAATTTAAAATAGATGAACGTTTTGAAGGTATGACCAACGGTGAAGTAATGATGCTTCGTATGGCAGAAGATGCTGCGAGGGGAAATCACAAGGCTGCTGATATGCTCTTGGATAGAATACTTGGCAAGCCAAAGATGTTTTCAGAGAATAAGAATATAAACGCTACTTATCAAGACTATCTACAGGAGATTGCAAATCGAGAAGAATCCGAACTTAACGAGGCAGACATTAAACAAAATCCACAGCCGTTTACAGAATGAATTTCCGTTCTTTGCTAGACATGCTTGTGTGATTACTGATAAAGAGGGTGGAGAGTTAAGACCATTTATATTTAATTCTGCTCAAGAGAAGTTACATAAAGCCATAGAAGATCAACTAAGACGTACAGGTAGAGTCCGTATCATAATTGTTAAAGGTAGACAACAAGGCTGCTCGACTTATGTAGCTGGAAGGTTCTACTGGATTGTTACTCGTAACAAAGGTAAGTTCTGCTTCATTCTATCACATGAGGCGAGCACGACTGAAAAGTTATATGGGATGGTCAACAGGTTTCAAGAACATATCCATCCCTCGATGCGACCAATTACTTCTATACATAATAGAAGACAGATGCAGTTCACAGGGCTTGGAAGTGAGTATGCGCTAGGAACTGCTGGAAACGAAATGGTTGGTAGAGGTGGAACGTTACAATTATTTCATGGTAGTGAAGTTGCATTTTGGGAGAAAACTGATGGTATACAAACAGGTGTTATGCAGAGTATTGCTGATGTGGATGGAACAGAGATCATTCTGGAATCAACCGCAAATGGTTTTGGTAACATGTTTCATCGTATGGTTATCAACGCTTTAGACCCTGAGAGTGCAACACCTTATGAAGTAGTGTTTATAGCATGGTATATGCAGAAGGAATATCGAACACCTTGCCCCGAAGGATTTGAATTAACAAACGATGAAGTTAAATTAAAGGAGTACTTTAAACTTGACAACGAACAAATCAACTGGCGAAGAATCAAAATTGCCGAATTTGGAAGCCTCTGGAAATTCAGACAAGAGTATCCTAATACTATCCAAGATGCCTTTGTCACCACTGGAAGCTCTCTTATTGACCCTGACTACACCCTTGCTGCAAGGAAAAGACAACTCACAGACCCTGACGCACCTCTCATACTTGGCGTTGACCCAGCCCGAACTGGAGATAGATGTGTAATAGCAAGACGTAGAGGGAGACATATTACAAGGATACAGTTTATTAAACCAGAGGGAGATGGAAAAATCCGCCAAACGCAAGTCGCTGCGAGACTGGCAAGTATTATAGATAATGAAGATGTTGCAAAATGTTTTATAGATGTTGCACATGGGTATGGGGTTATTGATATTCTTCATAGTCTTGGGTACGGTCAGATAGTACGAGGTGTTCACTTTAATGAGAAGACTGCTTTTCCCGATAAATATTCAAACAAACGTGCTGAGATGCACATGACATTTAGAGATTGGATTCATAGTGAAGAAGTTAGTATTCCAGATAGAGAAGATGTTCAAATGGATTTTTCCGTTGTACCAGATTTCGAGACAACAATGAATGGTCTCATTCGTATAACAGCAAAAGATAAGATAAAGAAAGTTTATGGTAAATCACCAGATATTGCAGATGCCTGTATACTTACTTTCGCTTACCCTGTTCACAGGCTTATAATGACTCGGAGAGGTAGGCAGAATAAAATTAAAAGAGTTGGAAGAAACCAGAGTCCTCTAACAACATTGAATAGGTTTAGAAAACCAAATAAAGGTAGACAAGAGGGAACAGTTTATACAGTTTCCTATGACAACTAGAAAGGAGAGGACTTATGGGGATATTAAGTTTATTGGGACAGGCTTTTAAACAAGGTTCAGCAAAGCCTGAAGGTGGTAATAGTGTAGGTTTACAATCGAGACAAAGTACATCAACACCAGCAGCAGAACAACCAAAAGCTAAAGCTGCTGCAAAATTAGCTTTAATTAAGACAGGTGGTAAAGGTGGAGTTTTAAATGAAGCAACTACAGGTCGTAAGAAACTTTTAGGAAATTAGGAGAGGAGTTATGACAAGTCCAAATACATATACAAAAACGTATAGTACAGAAGAAAGAACACTTGCAAATCCAACTGCAGTAGCCGTTGGTGCTTTGGGTAATGGTGCTAATGGTGCAAGTTCAACAGCAAATTTTGATAAAATAGCTGTAGCAATTGACGCTTTGATTGCTGATAATCTTGACTTAAGACAATTAGTAGCTGCATTAATTGATGATATTGCAGCTAGTCATTTAAGAATTTTAAAATAAGGAGATAATATGTCACGTTTAGGAGTAGCATATAAAAGATTAATAGATTTAGCAACACTTACAGCAATTCCTGTTGATGGAGACTATTATGTTGTTAGTGATGTAAGTACTGCAAACAGAGAGAAAAAGATAGATGCAGGGAGAATACAACACATTGATTTAGCAACTGGAGATTTACAGACAGAAGGAGACCTAGATGTATTAGGTGAAGTAAAAAATGTGAGTTACGAAAGTAACACAGTTTATTTTGAAGGTAATATAGTATTTAATAGAGATTAAGGAGAAATAGAAATGGCAGATTTAAAAGAGAGTGGTTTAACTTTATTGAGTGATACAGCAGGTGGAATAACAGCTTTAACTGACATGTCAGTAGCAGCTATTCAAACTTTGTATACAGTACCAGTAGGAAAGACTTGTATTTTATCTCATGCAATCTTAGAGATAAGTGCTGATGCTGGAGCAAGTCTTGCAGTTACAATAGGTAAAGATGCAGCAGCTATAGATTTTGTTGGAACAACTAATGGTGATAATCTTGATGCAGATGGAGATTGTATTTTAATAGCACCAGTACCTAGTGCAACGCCAGCAACATTGAAAGCATATGCAGCAGGGGATGTTATTAGTATTGATATAGCTGTTGCAGGAAATGCAACTACAGCTAATGTTTACTTATTTGGTATACTTTACTAAAGTGAGGAGTTTAAATGTCAGCGAAAGTAAAAGCTATAAAAGCAAAGTTTGAAGCATTGAAAAGTAAGAAGTCAGTTTGGCTTGAATACTTTCAGTTGATAGGGGAGTACATTAATCAAAGACGTTTAGAGTTTACAGAGATAAGCGTAGCTGGTAATTTTCTTAACAGAGAATTGTTTGATAGTACTGCAGGGAGAAACAATCAGATCATGGCTTCAGCATTGGTTGGAGCCTTATGGGCTGGTGGGAATCAGACAATCAAGATTATGCCAGCTTTCGGTATTGAAGATAATGATACTAACAAAGAGTATTATGAGTTTATGCTTAATACAATTATCAATGTAGTAGATTCACCAAAAGCTGGATTTTCAAATGCTTTTGGTGAATATATGATTGACGAAACATCTTTTGGAACATCAGGTATTGGGGTTTTTGAGAATGAAGAACTTGAAACAAAAAGGAATACTCCAATTCGATATACTGCATGGAATATAAAAACCATGCACATAGCTGAGAATAGATGGGGAGTAGTTGACACTGTTTACAACCTAACTGAACCAACAATATCAGAAGTAGTTGATGAACATGGTGTTGATGCTCTCAGTGCTAAAAGTCGAAGACTGTATGATAGTAACAAAGGTGATACAGAAAAGATTAAAGTTTTACATGCTATAGAACCACGAAGGGAAAGGAGTCCTATAAGATTTGGTAATAAGAATATGCCAGTTGCTTCTATTCATATAGAGTGGGATAGTGATAAGATTTTAAAAGAGAGTGGTTATGAGTCAATGCCTGTCAAGGTTGTAAGATTCTCTAAACTACTTGGCGAAGTTTATGGTCGTGGTTCAGGTGGTCTTGCATTACCAGATGCACTTGAGTTAAATGCAATTTGGGAAGCAGTTACAATAGCAAGTGAAAAAACTCTTGACCCACCTTTAGGTGTTCTTAACGATGGTGACTTAACCCCTATCATTGATACAAGTGCTGGTGGTCTTACTGTTTTTAATGTTACAGGGAGATTTGGAAATCAACCTCCTGTTTTCCCTTTATTTACAGTGGGAGAAATAAAGGCTGTTGAACCTTTAATAGATAAATTAACTGAATCCTTATCAAATCATTTCTTTCTTGATAGATTGTTAGACCTTAATAACGATACGAGGATGACTTTTGGTGAGGCACAGATTCGTAATGAATTGCGAGCAGCTTCATTAGGTTTGGTTTATACAAGACAAATTAAAGAAGGTCTTGTTCCAGTGCTCGAAAGAACTGTAGAGATTTTGTTTAAAAAAGGTTTGTTAGGTGTAATGCCTGATTCACAGGAAGCAGAAGACGCAATCATTGATGGAAAAAAAGTAATTATTATTCCAGAAGAAATTGCACAAAGAATTGTTGATGGTTTAGAATTTTTTGAAATTAAATTTATTTCCCCTGCTGCTAGGGCTATGAACGCTGAACAAGTTCAAGGTTTACTTGCTACATTACAATTTACAACTCAGGCTTCTGCTATAGATCAGAACGCAAGAGATGTTATTGATGTAGATGCTGCTGTTAAAAGAATTGCTGAATTGACAGGTGCTCCTGAAGAAGTTGTCAGGACATTACCTTCAATCAAAAAGTTGCGTGATGCAAGAGATGTTAATATCGCACAACAAGCAGAACTTGAATCAGAAAGGCTAAGGTCAGAAATAGCTCGTAATTATGCTCAAGCTTCTTCGGTAGTTGCTGGTACAGGTGGAGGTGGCGGTGCACTAAATAAAGTACCGCTTAATGGTTAAGGAGGTGAAATGTGTCTATTGATTCAAAGGTTAAAGAAAAACAGGATAAAGCTAATCTTGAAAGTGCAAAGAAGATGGCGCAGTTGACAAATTGTATAGCAATTGCGTCAAGTACAGCAGAAGGTATTATAGCGTTTAGACAATTGATGTGTATGTGTGGCTATAATCAATCTACTGTGGCTGTTAATCCTCAGACTGGTGCTGTAAATATAGAAGGTTCAATTTACAACGCTGCAAGGGAAAACATCTGGAAAGAGATAAGGCAATTAATTCCTGTTAAAACAAGAAAGAAAATCGAGTATGAAAAAACACAATTTATTGATGAAGGAGGTGAATGATGGCAGAAGATGATGGTATTGCAGAGGCAGGGCATCCTTCCGATGCTGGCAAACCTGTTGTTGAGGGAGCTAAGTTTGAAGTACCAACAGAATTTGCAGAAAAAGGATGGGCAAAGGATTTAACATCTTATGATGATGTATACAAGAAGTTAGACGGTGCTCAAACTTTGATTGGACAGAAAGCTGTTCCAGATGATAAGTCTACGCCCGAAGATTGGGATACACACTACAAATCATTAGGAAGACCTGATAAATCTGAAACATATACTTTTAATCGTGAAGGTTTCAGTAAAGAATTTCAAGAAGCACAGAATGATGAATATGACAATGCTGTTAAAGGTATTCTTCATAAAGCTGGAGTAAATCAAAGACAGGTTAATATTATACAACCAGAATTTGAAAAGTTAGCAGAAGCAATTCAAACTACTGATATTACTAAAAAAGCAGAGGCTGATAAAGCATTTGATGAACTTACTGAAAAAACATTTGGAACTAATAAAGATCAAATACTTGCTGACACTTCACAGTTGCTAAAAGACCTCACACCAGAAGGATTCAAAGATAAGATTGCTAGTCTTGACAATGAGACTTTAGTTATTCTTTCAGGTGTGTTGAACAATGTAAAAACAAAGTATATAAACGAAGATGGTTCTGGTGGTGGTGAAGGTGGTAATCTTGGTGGTGAAACAGTAGAAACTTTGAGAGAAAAAGCTAGGGGGATAATGCAGACAGATGAATACAGGAATTCATTTAATTCATCGAGTGGTGACAAAAGAAAGGAAGTGGCTGCTATATATGAAAAAATTTCTAAACTTCAGTCTTAGTATTATTGTTGCTATTATTCTTACATGTTCTCTAACTTTTGCCGAACCTCAAAGATGGAGTTTCGGTGTATGGCATGAGGCACAGTTTATCAGTGGTGAATGTAAACTCGAAACCAAAGATTTTATAGTAGAAGGTGTAACACTTTGGACATGTGAATTTAAAGATGGTTGTCTAGCTGGATGGATAAGTGATATAACTGGCGCACATCCAAGAAATCATCGTTGGATTACAAAGATGAAGCATGGAAGATTGACCTGATTATTTACTTTTCTCAAAAATCTTGACTATTTCAGGAAGTATGGTATACTATTAGCATATGGAAAAAGAATGTACAAAGTGCGGTGAGGTGAAGGCTTTGGATAATTTTGGGTTTCATAAAGATTGTAAAGATAATTTAAAATCTACTTGTAGACAATGTAATAGAGAAGTTGCAAGAGAACATAAGTTAAAATATCCAAATAGATTTCTTTTAACTAAAGCAAAGGGTAGGGCAAAAAAGTTTGGTATCCCTTTTGATTTGACAAAAGAAGACATTATTGTACCTGATATTTGTCCAGTTTTTAATAAGCCACTTGTTTTTGGTTATGGTAATGGAAGAAATCCTATGTCACCTTCACTTGATAGAATTGATAATACAAAAGGTTATGTAAAAGGAAATGTAATAGTAGTTTCATGGCGTGCAAATCATTTAAAGAATGATGCAACAATTGATGAACTTGAAACTTTGACAAATTTTTATAAAACGATTTTAAAATAAGGGTATCAGTGAAAACTGTCCTTTGCTAATAGGTAAGCTATAGGTATCTCCTCCAAATGGAGTTAAGTTGGGTATGGAATATCGAAAATGAAGTTTTTGTTTTTGGTAATTTTTTAATCTAACTTATTATAGGAGAAGTACTTATGGCGATCCCAAACATAGATGTCGCACAAATCACCCAGTTTTCAGATGAGCTGCATTTGAAATCACAACAAATCAAAGCAAGACTCCGTCCCTATGCAAGAATTAAGCCAATGATTGGTGATTTATTTGCTTATGACGGATTAGGGGACGTAGAAGCACAAGAAGTTGCTGGTCGTGTTCAGCCTACCGTCTTTCAAGATATTGACCACTTAAGACGTAAGATTAAAAGACGTAGGTTCGTTGTTACCCTGCCAATTGATGATATGGATGCTAAAGGTGTTCTTATCAATCCTGACTCTGAATATGCTACCGCATGTGTTAGAGCTATGGAAAGGGTATTTGACCGAGTTGGTGTAGACGCATTATTCGCTTCAGTTGAAACTGGTAGAGACTTCGGTACTACAGTTACTTATGCAAGTGATAATGGTTTCACTGTTAACGCAACAGCAGGATTGACTTATGAGAAGTTACTTGAAATAAGTCAAAACTGGATTGATGTAGATGTTGGAAATGATATTCCTGAAACAAAGGTTCTTGGTATAAGTGGTGATGAACATACTGCTTTGATGAAAGAATCTGAATTAATCAGTGGTGACTTTAGCAGACAGTTCGTTGTAGACAAAGGCGAGATCACAATGGCTGCTGGATTAATTCTTTTGAAGTTTGCTGGTAATGCAAGAGTACCTATTCTTAGTGTTACAAGTGGAACCAGAGATTGCTTTGCTATAACTAGCAGAACGCTTTGTTATGGTCTTTCAAAGTCTGTTCAGGTTACATTAAAGGACAGGTCTGATTTAGTTGATGTTAAACAGGTTCAGATCGTTGGTATTCTTGGCGCAGTAAGAACAGAAGGTGTCTTGGCACAGAAAGTTCAAACTACTGACTAAAACTTTTTTTAATAGGAGATTTTATAATGGCTACAAGTGCAATAACAGATGTATATGTAAGTGAGTTATTGGAGTCAGGAAAGCTCGCAGAAGCTCCTTATGTCAATGGTGCAAGAACTATTACTGTGATTGAAACAGAAGAATTACCAATTGCAGATGGTTCAGCAAATATTGATATTTACAGGTTTTTCAAGGGTCTTAATCCTAACCTCATAATTACTCAATTGAAGGTTTATGTTGATGATGCTGTTGCTGGTGCAACAGATTGTGACTTAGGTTTGTATGAACAAAATGGTGGTGTAGTTGTTGATGTAGATGCATTCGCTGATGGCGTTGATTTATCTCAGGCTGGTGGTCATGTTCGTGGTGGAGGTGTCATAGATACAGATGAATTTCTTGATGGTCTTAAGGCTGTTGATATTGTTAATCTTACAAAGAAACTCTATGAACATGTTGGGCATACCGTTAAGAATTACAAACAAGGTTACGACCTTGCATTGACAATTAATTCAAACGTTACCACAGGTGGAACAGTTACAATAATCGCTCAATTTATCGAAGGTTAAATTGTAAATTTTATGAACGGTGTGTTGGAGTTTCAAAACTCTCGATACACCGTTTTCTTTTTATAGGAGAAAATGATGGCAAATAATTTTTATTGTAGAACAGCCCTGATAGGTGGAGCAAGTGGGGCACTAGATGAAATTGACGGTGCTGGTCTAAACGATTTAGACTTTGCCATCGTTTCAATTCTTAATAAAATATATATGTATAGTCTCGATGATGATGACGGTGGAGCTGAAAGTTCACCGGGAAAAATTCAACCAGATGCAAATGCTGGTACAAAAATGTGGGTTCTTCAGGGGCTAGGACTTCCACTAGAAACTGATTTAGAAAGTCCTACTTTATCTTTTGGTGATGAAAACACAGGTTTTATAGAAGAATCTGATAATAATATTCGTGTAGTTATTGCTGGTAATGCAAATATAGGATTTGATGGGAATGGACTTAAAGGTTTTAATAATTTTTCAGGATTAGTTAAAAAAGGTGCTGGTTCTGCAACAATTCCAGTTCATTCATTTGTCGGGGATACAGATACAGGAATGGGTAGGGCTGCTGAAAATGAACTTAGTTTAATTGCTGGTGCTGTAGAAGGTATTAGAGTTACCGAGGTTGCTGGTGTTATAAATGTACTAAATGATGGTTTTACAAAACTGGGTTCTGGTGCCCCTACAATTAAGATGAAGAAAGTCACTGGAACAACTGGTGCTACTGAAGGAACCAGTACTTTTATTGCTCATGGGTTAACACAAAGTAAAATCCTCAGTTTTCAAGTTTTTATAACTTCAACAGATTTAATTCCCCCCTTTTTTACAGCTATTGCAGAGTTCCAGTATGATGTTTATTTAGAGTCTCCTAATGTCGTTATTATGTTACACTCAACAAATAGTGGCAATTTACTATCTAAAGCAATCACTGTTTTAATAACTTATGAGGAATAAAAATGACTACTAAATGGCTAGACACAACTGCTGTAGTTTGGTTGGACACTGTAGACTGCGTTTGGAAAGATGTTGAATTTCTTTCTGCTGCTTTAGAACAAGAAGATTTTAATGAAAAAGTATTCGACAACGTTGCAAGTGTTACACCCTCTGATACAACTATATTAAAAGTTGGACACATATTTGTAGGGTCAGCAGGGCTTGTCAAAGTACGTTCAGCACATAACAAACAAGATATTATCCTCAACGTTCTCACTGCTGGCAGTTGGATAAGATTTAGAATTGATAGAGTATATTTGTCTAGTACAGTTGCAACAGATATAGTTCATGTATATTAAGGAGATAATATGTCAAACATAGGAGTAGCATACAAAAGAGTAAATGATTTAACAGAACTCTCAGCTATACCTGCTGATGAAGATTTTTTTATTGTAGTTGATATTAGTGATGCGAACAGAGAGAAAAAGATTTTAGCTTCCAGAGTTATTTCCAATACTGGTATAAATTTAGCAGATACTACTACTTCTACCACAGGAGTTATTACAAAGGCATCAACTAGATTTATACATAACTTTCATCATCCAACTGGTTCTAGTGCTATACCTGATGCAGAGAACACTTTTGTTGGTTTAAGTTCTGGTAATTTTACAATGGGAAGTACAGCTACTCAAACTTGGCATGGGAGTTTAAATACTGCTATTGGATTTAATACTTTAAATGCGTTAACTACAGGTTATGACAATACTGCTGTCGGTTCAGAAACTTTACCTGCTCTTACTACAGGAGCAGAAAATACTGCTGTTGGCACATGGGCAATGATATTATCTACAACTGGTAATAACAATACTGCTATTGGCGCAGGTAGTATGTCTGGTGTTGATATAACAGGTAATAAAAATACTGCTGTGGGGTATACTGCTGGTAGAAATATAGGAGCAGGATCAAATAATACTGCTATTGGTTATCAGACACTTCTTATTGGAAGTGGTGATAGTAATACTGCTTTAGGAACTAGAGCATTGCTTTCCTTAACCACTGGTTCTGATAATGTAGCAATAGGACATGCAGCAGGGAGATTTATTACAGGTGGTGTAACGGCTAATGAAACATCACTTAATTCTATTTATATAGGAAAAGATATTAGAGCACTCGCTGATGGGGGTGATAACGAAATTATTATTGGAGATTCTCTTACAGGTCTTGGAAGTAACACAGTTGTTATAGGAAATGATAGTATAACTAAAACTACTTTGAAAGGTGATGTAACTATAACAGCTTTAAATTTAGTTAGTTATGAAAATGAAACAGTTTACTTTGAAGGTAATGCTGTATTTAATTAAAAGGAGATAATTTACTATGGCTGCACCTACAGTAGATGTTGATATTTGTAATTTGGCTTTAGATTTTCTGAAGCAGAATAAAACTATTGTTGAAGATATTACTTCCACACCCACAACAGAAGAAGAAATAACTTGTGCAAGGTGGTATCACACAACAAGGGAAGCCCTACTCCGTTCACATTATTGGGTATTTGCAAGGGGGCGTAAACAGGCTTTGTTGCACAGTAAAACTATCACAGGTGCTACTGCGGCCAACCCTGTTGTTATTACTTCAGTTGCTCATGGTTTTGCAGATGGTGACGAGATTCGTATTAACGATGTTGTTGGAATGACAGAATTAAATGGTAATTCTTATTTGGTAGCTAACAAAACAGATGATACATTTAAACTTAATGACTTCGATAGTACAACTATAGATGGGTTATTGTTTACTGCATGGTCTTCTGCTGGAAAAATTATACCATTTAGTTTTGGTTATGCCAACACGTACACCATGCCCTCTGATTATTTGAAACTTCATTATATTGGTAATGATGCAACACAAAACTATAAAAGAAAATATGAGATTCAGGGTAATCAGATTCTCATAAATAATTCAGGTGCATCAACTTTAAAAATTGGTTACATAACAGATGAAACTGATGTTACTAAGTTTGATGCCTTGTTTGTTATATTGTTAGCTGCTGAACTCGCAATGAACATGAGTTATAAATGGACACTCAAAAATTCTGTTATTCAGAGGCTTGAAGGAATATTGACAGTAAAGAGATCAGAGGCGAAAAGCGTAAATGGTCAAGATAGAAGCCCAGTAAGATATGAGAGAAGTAAATTTATTACTGCAAGGAGAGGCTTTGGAAATTTAAATCAAAAGAATACATATTTCGATATTTAAGGAGAGGTGAGAATTGAAAAAATGTTCAAAATGTGGTAAAGAAAAATCTTTAGATGAATTTTATAATAGAGAAAGAGATAAATCAGGAAAACAATCAGAATGTAAATTATGTCACTTAAAAGTATCAAGAATTTATAGAAAAAAGAACAAATTAGAATTTCCTTTAAAATATATACTTTGGGGGGCAAAACATAGAGCTAAGAAAAATGGTATTCCATTTGATTTAACTGAAGATGGTTTAGAAATTCCAGAAATTTGTCCTGTATATGGAGAACCTTTTGTTTTTGGAACAGGTAATCAAGATGATTTTTCACCTTCAATAGATAGAATTTCATCTTCTAAAGGCTATACTAAAGACAATATAATTATTGTTTCTTGGAAAGCAAACAGATTAAAAAATAATGCCACAATAGAAGACCTTTTATTGTTAGCAAACTTTTATAAAAAATTTAAGAAGGAGTCATAAGTCCTTGACTACTAACGTTATACAAAGTAACTTTGCAAGTGGTGAGTTGTCACCTAAATTATATGGCCGCTTTGAATTAAAACTTTATCAAAATGGTCTCTCAATATGCGAGAATTTTATTGCAGAGGTGACAGGCAGTGCTCGTTTTAGAACAGGTACAAAATTCATTTGGCACACCAGATTATATCAAAAAGCTGTTCTTTTACCATTTCAATTTAATGATACTCAAGCATACATCTTAGAATTTACAGATGGTTATATTAGATTTTTCCGTAACGGAGGAATCATTCAAGAAGGTGATGTTACTGTAACTGGTGCTTCTACTACCGACCCTGTTATTGTTGATGCAACTGGTCATGGCTACTCAAATGGTGATGAAGTCACTATTAGTGGTGTAGTTGGCATGACACAACTCAACGGTAACACATATCTAGTTGCTAATAAAAATCCAAATGACTTTGAAATAACTGATATAGATGGAAATAATATAAATGGAGATGATTTTACTGCATGGTCTTCTGGTGGAATTTTAAATAAAACTTATGAGATAACCACACCCTATGCACTAGCAGACCTATATGACTTCAGACTTGCACAAAACGCTGATGTTATGTACATAGCGAACCGAGGCTATGATATTAAAAAACTAACAAGAACAAATCACGCTGCATGGACTTTAAGTTCATTTTCAAGAACAAGTGATAAATTCCCAGCAAAAACTATAACAGGTATTACTCTAAGTCCTGTTGTTATCACTTCAGTTGCTCATGGATTTGCAAATGGTGATACTATAGTAATTTATGAAGTTGGTGGTACAGTAGAGTTGAATCATAATGTTTATGTAGTTGCTAATAAAGCAGCAGATACATTTGAATTAACTGATAGAAATGGTGATGCTATTTCTGGTGCAGCATTTTCAGCGTTTACATCTGGTGGAACGTTTGGTTCTTTTCCAAAGGCTGTTGCATTTTATGAAGGAAGAATTTTCTATGCTAATACTTATGATGCGTCTGAAACTTTTTGGGGAAGTAGATCACCTGACACTACAACTGGTATTGCAAGGTATGATGATTTAACAGTTGGTTCTAATGCTGATGATGCTTTTATATTTACTCTCTCACCATCTGCAACTGGAAAAGTTGATGCAATTGAATGGCTTGCTGGTACTATTAAATTTCTTGCTATTGGAACATTTGGTGGAGTTTCAAAGGCAACAGGGAGTGGTACTAATGAACCAATAGCCCCAGCTTCAATTAATGTTAAACCAGTTGTGCCTGAAGGTTGTGCTAACATGAATCCTATACCACAAGGAAATATTATTTTATATATGCAGAGGGGTGCAATAAACTTAAGAAGTTTTGAATTTGATGTATTGTCTGATAATTTTATATCAGTTGACAGGAATTTAGTAGCTGACCATATATTCCATAGTAATGCCTATGCTTTGCAAATTGCTTTTGAGAAAGGAAGTCCTGATATATCATGGGCTGCGAGAAGTGATGGAGTATTAGCTGGAGTTTCTTTAAAAGGAAAAGAAGATGTTTCAGGTTGGCACAGACAAATAATTGGTGGAGAACATACTGACTCTAATGGAAATATTACAAAACCAAAGGTTCTCAGTGTTCAAACTAATCCACAGGCTAATAATTTTGACCAAACTTGGGTAGTTGTTGAACGAAAGATAGGTGGCGCAGCCACTGGAGTAGCAAGAAGATATGTTGAAATGTTTAGTGATACTGTGAGAGTACCATCACCTGAAAGTTTCTTTACAGGAGAGGGAAATGAAGCAGCGGATGCAATTGCATTTAATAATGACATGTTTGAAGCACAGAAAGATATAATTCATTTAGACAGTGCAGTTACTTTTGATGGTTCTACTGCTCAAACCTCTACTATAGCCCCAGCAGCTACTACAGGTTTTGATATTGTCTTTACTGCTGGAACTGCTATTTTTGTTATAGGTGATATTGGAAAACAAATTTGGAAAAAATCAATTAATGGTGTGGGGACAGGAAGAGCTGTTATAACAGAATTTACAGATACTACTCATGTAAAATGTGAAATTATAGTTGACTTTGATAATACAGATACAATTGCTTCTGGTAACTGGTTCCTAACAACAAGTGGTGTTTCTGCTGGTCTTGGACATCTTGAGGGAGCAACTGTTGGTTTGGCTGCGGATGGCGTTGACTTGGGAGATGCAGTAGTTACAGGTGGTGTTATACCAGACACAGGTACACAATTTTCTGTGTTGCAAGTAGGTCTTAGATACAAAGGATTACTTAAATCTTTAAATATAGAAGTTGGTGGAATACAGGGAGTTGCACAATCACGACAGAGAAATGTAGAAAAGGCAGCAATAAGATTCTTGGGAACCTTGAAAGCGAAAGTTGGAACACAGAGATATAGTTTAGAAGAAGTAAAGGAGAACGACTAATGGCTACTATAGTAGCAAGTTTTACATCAAATATAGTACAAGCTGTATTTCCTGCATCAATACAATTTACTGATACTTCAACTGGTAATCCAACAAAATGGTTTTGGGATTTTGGTGATGGAACTTCTTCTGATTCACAAAATCCTTTGCATGTTTATCAAGCACAGGGTGTTTATTCAGTTAAACTAAAAGCGTGGAATAATAATGGAAGTCTTGTTTCAAATGGTGATTTTGTTACATCTAGAGGAAAAATTAGACTTATTACTACTACTATAAATGGTCTTGGTGGGTCTCCAGATGAAGATGTATTTTGGACAGAATGGATAGGAATGCCTGTAGATAATTGGGGAAGTGGAAGTGACTTTGGCGTAAACTATAGACATAATCTTACTGGAGTTCTTTGGTCAAGTTGGGGTAGAAGTTATGGTGGTAATAAAACAGAAGTTGATATAGATTTATCTTCTTATGATATAACACTACATATTTGCCAATGGACAAATACTTTATATGGTGCTTCATCTACAATAAATGGAACTTTTGGTCAGAAAGCTGTAAAACAAGGATTTAACGCTGCTGGAATAGGACTTGATGGTGTACTTACAAAAAATACTGATGGAATTATAGTTGATTTAGATGATTTTATAGGACAACCAAAATTTGAAAATTTAATTTTAAGAGATAGTGGAAATTATTCTGTTAGATACCCTAGCATAGGGGCAGCAGGGAACTCAGATCATTATAGTTATTCTCATTCTACAAAACTTGAATTGTGGGCATTTCCTAGTGATACTGATTTTGATACTGTTTTTAAACCAAACTTTATAACAGTAAATGATAATGTTATTCTTAGACCACCTGTGCTTTTTTCAGGAATTAAAGAGGCATACTTTAAAGATGGTTGGGAAAATGAAAAACATATTTATATTGAACAATCAAAGGCTCAACCTTGTACAATTCAGTTTGTTGATATTTATGCAGATACGGAGAACGAATAATGCCAACGCTAACAATACAACCCTCTGGTGCTGATTCTGAATTAAGAAATAATGAAGCAGCAAATAATTATGGTTCATCAGCTTTATTTAAAGTTAGAGGTGGTGCTATAATATATAGAGCACCGCTTAAATTTGATTTTTCTGCGCTTCCAGCAAGAACAACTATTACAGGCGCAACACTTTCTATATATTTTTTTGAAGTACATGCAGGGTTAGATGCTGTTGGAAGAACTTATGAAGCAAATAGAATTACTCAAATTGGTTGGACAGAGGGTTCTGGTGGAATAAATGATGTTTCTTGGAACAAATATACTACAGGAAACGCTTGGGCATCTGGTGGTGGTGATTTTACTACTACAAATCAAGCGACTGCAGTTGTACCAGTAGTAGGGAATTGGATAGATTTTGATGTTAAAGATCAAGTTATATACGCCCATAATAGTGTTTCAGACATTGCTCATTTTCTTATAAAAGATCAAACTGAAGGAGGCACTGACAAATCATCTAAATTTTATTCTAATGATGAAGTAACTAACTTAACACTTAGACCAAAACTTGTTATAACATATACTCTAATTTCTAGTATTAGCACAGCCTTACCAACAGGACTTTATAGTGGTGTTAAAGAGAAACATCCTAAAGATGGTTGGGAGAATGAAAAGAACTTTTTTGTTGAACAGTCAAGTCCTCATCCTTGTATAGTACAATATTGGGATTTATTTGTGGATACAACTAATGAATAAAAAATTGAGAAAAAAATGTGGTAAGTGTAGAAAAGAAAGAGAATTAGAAGATTTTCATATAGCAAAGAAAGGAGAATGCGGTAGGCAATGGGCTTGCAAAAAATGTGTTTCAAAAGAAAGAAAATCTCATAGACTTTTCATGTCAAGACCTACTGGTAAGACTAGTATCAGGGGTATGGATAGATGGTTTTAATGAAGGCTAGATTTGAAATAAGTAAAAGAATAATTATATTAGCCTTAATACTAACTATCTGTTCAGGGTGCAGGTTTGCAGTATATGAACCAATTGATAATTATGAATTAAAGAAACAACTTTTAAAAAATGAAGATTAAAATAATTGACTTTCATCCAGCACATTTAGATTTGATGGACATTAGAGACCACGAAGTAACAGAGGTTTGTGTTGGTGACTATAAACAAAAGTTCACAGTGCTGTCAAAGCTGGGAGTCTCTGGAACTGTTATATATGATGGTGAGATACTTTGTGTGATCGGAGCATTTGATATGTGGAAAAGTGTTTGCGAGGTATGGATTCTTCCTAGCAAAGCAATCGGGAGACACAAATTAATTTTTGCAAGGTTGATTAAACAACAGCTTGAAGCTCTTGAAGAAGTTGGCAACTATCATCGGATTCAGGTGTCAGCATTGGATGATGAGTTTCATAATAAGTTTTTTACTTGGTTAGGATTCGATAGGGAGACTCCAAACGGTATGAAGAATTTTACTAAAAATAAAAGTAATTACAATTTGTGGAGTAAAACAAAATGAGTACAGCATTGGCATCAATAGGAGGTTTAAGTAAAATCCTAGCGGTAGGAGGATTAGCAGCTAATATAGCTGGAACAGTTTTTTCAGGTATCTCAGCCAATAAAGCTGCTCAAGAAGAAGCAGATGATATAGAATTTCAGGCGCAACTTCAAAGAGAAGAATCTCAAGAAGAAGCTGATAGACTTGATAAAAAGAATAAGAAATTTTTAGCAATGCAAAGTCTCAGGTTTTTAAAAGGTGGTGTAACATTAGCAGACTCTCCATTAATTATATTACAAGAAACAAGAGAAGAATCTGCAAAGGAATCTGGTGCTGTTAGAAAACGAGGGAAGGCATTGTTTTCTTTTGGTATTAGAAAAGCTGCGAGAACAAGAGCTAGTGGTAGAAGTGCATTTATAGGAAGTTTATTTAGTGGACTTGGAACTGCTGGAGTTGGTGCATTTGAACTTAACCGATTGGGGGTATTTAAATAATGGGCAGCTTACCTGAATTTTTAACAAAACAATTAGCCTCATCAGTAGTTGGAACGCTTGGGGTTGATAAATCTGGGCAAAGGTTGGGGGAATCTATAGCTGGTGTTGGTGCGAGAGCAGCAAACTTAGGTTTTAGAGAACTAGCTAAAAGAAAGCAAGTGTTAGATACAACTGAAGCAGAGACAAAACAAAGAGAATTTGACGTACAATTGTCAGAAGAAATTAGAAACATACAAAAAGATTTTAGAGATAATCCATCAGGGGGGCTTGTACAAATTAAAATAAGAAGTAAAGAAATGTCAGAAGAATTTCTCAATGATATAGTATCTGACAGTGTAAGATCATTAACATCTATAAGAATAGGGCAAGGTATATCACAAAAAACTAAAAGTCTTCAACAGTGGTCATTCAATCAAGAAGTTATTAACTTTGGAAAAAATTTAGAAACTTCAGTTGATGCGTTGGGAGAAAGAGTTTCTAACACAACAGATGTATTTGAATTTTTAGATAGCATAGATGAAGCTGAAAAACTCTTTGAATCAGGAGATGCTGGTTTGTCAGCAGTAAATGCTAAAAAATTTAGAGAAAGTGGAAAAGAATTTCTAGCAGAACAATTTTTAAATAACCTTTTAGAAAAAGACCCAGTTCAGGCAAGAGACCTTATAGAAAATAAACTTTTTGAAGATTTTTTACCAGACAATAAGGTAGAATCTTTTGAACTTAAATCTGCTGAAAACGCTTTTATGGTTGAGGCTGCTGTTGATATTAAAGAAGCGGTGAAAAATGTTGAATCAAATCCTAACTTAACTGCTTTAGAAAAAGTTAATACAACAAACAAATGGTTCAACAAAAAAGCCTCTTGGGATAAAGGTTTAGCAAAACTTGTTAAAGAAAGAAAGGAAAAAGCTACAACAAAAATATTCAATGGGATTCAGGATGGCACTGTAACTGACATATCTGTACTGAGAGATTTATCTAGAGGATTTGAATTAAGTTATAAAGTACAAAAGTCTTTAGAACAAGATTTTGAAGATCAGATAAGTGGAAAGACAGTTGAAAGTACAATTTCTTATAATCATTACTTTAATGACATACTTGATGGTGTGAATTATTCAGATGAAGCTATAAGAGCATTTAAAGATGTGAGTCCTGAGAATAGGTTAAATCTATTAGATATAAGAGCAGATATAATAAAAGACCCAATATTTAAAAATGAACTTTATACAGAATCTAAAAAACTAATAAACGATTTGTTTAGGGCTGGGCTTCTTGATAAATTTGACCCTAATTTTCAGGATAAAAAAGTTACTGCAAAATGGGATTTTATGCAATCAATTATAGCTAGAAGAAAGGCAGGGGGACAAAATCCTTTAAACGAAAATACAATTATATCAGAAGAATTTATTAAAGTTAAAGATCGAATTAATGAAAGTAGGGGTGGTGGTATTACAGTAAGGTCTTCAACTCCAGAAGTAACTGCTAGAAGAAAATTCCTTTTACGAAAAATTCTTAACCAAGATGCTTCACCAGAAGAAAGATCAGAATTGTTAAATTTAAACTCTAGGAGATAACATGGCATTAATTGATATAAAACAAAAGCCTCTTGACACTAAACTATTAGAAGTAAAATCGCCTATTGATACATCTATTGACACTGAACCTATAGATGAAAAAGGGTTTGCTGACATTTTAAGTGAGTCTAATGACTTAGCTGCCGATCAAGAGTTAATCATGGACACAATGAGACTTATTGAAGCTGATGAACCTAAAGATCAGAAAAAAGGCATCTTAACTTCAATTAATGATTCATTAGCAGAGATTCCTGAACAAATGCAGGCTGGTGCACAAATAGCTATAAAAAATTCAATACAAGCCATAAGTGATGTGGTTGACTTAGTTGGTGACTTGTCTGGAACTGATTTTAAGATAAATGAAAAAGTTGAAAAGTTCTTAGAACAGTTTAATGAAGTTGATGTCTCAGAGAAAGGAATAACTAAGGCAACACAGGAAGGTAAAGCTCCTGTAGTACCAAAAGCTGAAACAAAAGCTGGTGAGATTGCTAAGACAGCAGCGCAATATTCAATTGGATTTTTTCCAATAATGAGAGGTTTAAAGTTTGTTAGTGCTATACCAAAGGTGGGTAAAGTTGTACAAACTGCATTTGCTGGTGGACTAGCAGCGTTTGCAGCTTTAGACCCTGATACACCAAAATTCACTGAACTTTTTGAAGCGTTGCATCCAAAATTAAAAGTACCCTTTGCCTCTTATTTAAGAGGGGAGCAAGATGATTCTAATGTTGAAAAAAGATTTAAGAACTCAATTGATGATGCTATTGGTTTTGGTGCGCTGGGAAGTTTATTTTTTGGAATAGGGAAGATTATAAAAAATGCTGGAGCTATTGGAAGAAAGATTGGTGGAATAAAAAAAGAAACAAAAATTGTTAACCCAAAAGATATGGCAAATGACATATCAAAGAAAATTGAAGTTGAGGAAAGTGTAATCAAAGCTGCTGGTGAACAAAGAACAGCTAAATCAGAACGAAGACTTCTTGCACTCGCTAAATTTAAAGGTAAAGAGGCAAGTATAGCACAGATTAAAAAAACAAAATTAGAAAATCTTACAAAAAAAGAAGTTGATTTCGTAATAGCAAATAAAGACAAATTTGATGAAAAGATTCTAAAAAAAATTGAAGACATAGAACCTCAAAAAGAAAGGCGAGTAAGACAAAGGCGAGAAAGAGAACAAGTGGGAACATTAGAAACTGTTCAACATATGAAACAAGGGAAATTAAATGCACAAATAACAATACAGGATTTAAAAAACACACAAAAGAAATTTAATTCTCACGCTGCTGCAAAGGAAGGTAATTTTACAAATTCAGGGAAATTGGTTTCTCAAGCTGCTAAAGGAAAACCTTTACCAAAAGGCTTTGACCCTGTTTCAAAAAAACAGTTTAAAGACCTTCAAGGCATAAGTGAGAAAGATGTTGCATTGACTGACATAGAGTTGAATATAAAAACTGATAATTTTCATGTTGAGGCAGACATTCAAACCTCTTATAATAAAGTAGCAACTTTGTTTAAAGATGATGTTAAGGCTGCAAAAGGAGATGCTCCTCTGACAAGAGCGAAGATAAAAGTTCTTGCAGAAGAACATGGTTTGTCTGTCAAAGACATTGTTGAGATGAACGCTGGGCAACCAATATTTCCTCACCAGATAAAGTCTTTTAAATTTCACATTGCTCAGTCATTAGAAAAAATTGATAAACTAACAAAGGCATTTCAAGGTGGAGACAAATCAGTAAGCACTGAACTCAGAAAGGAAATTGCACTGGCTGGTCACTTGATACCAAAATTTGAATCTATAGGAACAACTTCAAGTAACATGTTGAGGGAATTTAAACTTGACCCTGACTTAAATTTAAAACTCATTAAACAAGTTGGAAATACTTTAGAAGAACTACCAGTTGGTGCTAATATGGAACAGTTGGTAGAAGCATTGTCAACCTTACCAAAAACTTTAAAAGCTAAAAACATATTTACAAGGACTATGTCAACAGGGTCAGATATGTTTAGAGAGGCTTGGATTGCTGGAATGGTTGCTGGTACTAAAACTCTTTTAGCTGTAAACCCTTTAGGAAACCTTAATCTTTTGATGTTTGGTTTTCAGGAGAGAGCAATTGCAAGGGGGATAAGTATGGTGTTTACGGGTGGGAAAAAAGGAGTAGCACCACACGAAGCACAGTATCTAGCTTATGGTATGATAAACAGTGTTAGAGAGGCTGTGGAAGTCGCTGGAAAAACTTTAAAGTCTGGTATTCAAGACCCTCAGTTTTCAAAGTTCGCAATCCCAAAAGCCTTGTCAAGTGAAAACGTGAACTTATCATTTGTAAAAAATGAAGTTACACAAAATTATTTAAAACGAGGCATTGATGCTTTAGGTTGGACAATAAGAACTCCTTTTAATGTGCTTGGTGCAACAGATGACTTTTTTAAAGTATTGAATACTAGAGGTCATATGTATTCTTTGGGTGCAAGAAAGGCTTTTAAAAATGGACTTACCCCTGAAAGTGATGATTTTATAAAAGCAGTTGCAGAGGTTGTAAACAATCCAACACCAGCTTTAAAGAAAGAAGCTATTGACTTTGGACATTACCAAACTTTTACAAATGAGTTAAACAAGGATAGAGGATTTATAGAAGCTGCTGGAGCACAAATAACAGAATTTGCTAATGAACATTTGCTTGCAAAAATCATAGCACCTTTTTCAAGGATAGCAACCAACATAACTAAATATACTTTAGAACGAACTCCAATGGCTTTTTTAATGCACGACTTCAATATGTCAATGAAGGCAGAGGGAGCACAAAAACAGTTAGCCTTCGCTAAAATTGCTTTAGGTTCTATGTATGGTGGTCTTTTTGCTTATCTAGCTAGTGCTGGTCTTATCTCTGGAAACTATCCTACTGGAAGTTTAACACAATCAAGATTAAAAACAGAAGCAGGGTTCCCAAAAAATGCTTTTAATATTGGTGGAAAGGCGCACCCATTTAGGAGAGTTGACATAATTGGTTCTCACATGGCTGCTGCTGCTGATATTGTAGAAATGTCTGAGACTTTGGACAATGACTCATTGGGAGAATTAGCTACAGGGTTGAGTGTCATGATAAGTGATAATATTTTAAGTAAATCTTATTTGACAGGAGTAGCAGATGTTATGGAAGTTTTACTTGGAAAGAAAAATGCCAGCACAGTTTTGCAAAGATTCGCTGGTACTTTATTTCCTTTTTCTAGTGCAGTTAGGGAACTTGCAAGGGCAATTGACCCTACTGAAAGAGAGATAAATCCTAATGCTGGAATATGGGAAAGTTTTAGAGATGGGTTCATAAAAGGAAAACCATTTTTAAAAGATTTATACTTATTGCCAAAGAGAGGATTTTTTGGAGAGGTTATAAAGAGAGAAAGATATTTTGACACCATGAACCAACAGGACAATCCAGCCTTAAATGCTCTGATTGAATTTGAGGCTAAAGTTGCTTTCAAACCTAGTAGGTTTATAGCTGGTAGTAAACAAGCTCGCTTAAGACCACCAACATCTGCGGATGGAATAGAATTATCTAACGAACAATACGATAAACTTAGAGAAAATTTTGGGATTATTGAAATAGGTGGACTTGTTGTTCAAGAGGCAATAGAACAAATTATTGAACAACCTCTGTTCAAGAACGCTTCAAAAGCACAGAAAGCAGGGATTCTTGAAAGTATAGTACATACTTACAGAAGTGTCGCTGAAGAAAAATTAAAACAAGATGATGATGAATTAGATGAATTAATTAATTTAAAACTTTTATTGAAAGCACAGGAGGAATAACATGAGTTTAGCAATACCAGAAAATATAGCAGATGTAACATTGAGTGATACGACTGTTCTTGCCCCAGCAGGAATACTATTCTCTGGTGATACTGTAGTTGACGATGCTACTGGGCTTATTTATATCGCTTCTACTTCAGGATCTCCCCCTCTCGGGCCATCCCTTAATCTGAGCATTGATGCCATAGTTCGTGGATTTGTAGCTGTAGATAATGAAAATATAACAGGTGTTACCGCTGAGGACCCGGCGTTTGTCGTAAAGGCGCAAACATTAAGTGTCACGGACGGCTCTACGATCACGAATCAAAGACAGGTGTGGTTCCGGGCGCCTACGATCAACGGCGTAGGTGGAGGTGGCACTGAGACGATCACGAATGCCGCCACCGTCTATATCGACGGCGCCCCTTCCGGATCAAATATCACGTTTACGAACGGCCCTTATGCCCTCTGGATAGACGATGGCGCTCTGCGTGTAGACGGGAACACGACGGTCAGTGGCGGGGACTTGTTGGTGGCTGACGACAGCCCACACGCCGAGTTGTGCGACACCACGGATGGTACGGCCTGGCAGATTCACTATGATGAATCGGAGACCTTTAACGGACTCACATTTTGGAAAGGCACCAACGCTAACTGCACCAGTAACTTTGCCATTGCGAATACCTACCCTACCCTGGAACTTCAATTAGATGGAGATGCCATCTTCAACAATGGCAAAGTCGGAATTGGGCTAGAACTGAGGAGTCCAGCTGAAAACCTCCATGTGGCAGGAAATGCAAAAGTTGAGGAGAAGCTCGACATTGGAGTTCCCGGTACAGGGGGGGGATTGGACGTTGGGGAAGGGGGTAGTTACAAGGCCAATTCGGCGGGGGTTACGATTGTCCGTGCCTTCACCTATGATGCTTCAGCAACTTCTGGTTCACGCTTTACGGAGATTTCAGACCTCGATGCCCAGAATACCCTGTTAGGCGCTGCGGGAGATCGTGTCTATGTCGGGAGTCCACATAAAATCTGGGCAGCACGCTTTGAGGTTGGGGTTGCGAAGAGTAGTGAACTCCTGAGTGGATTCTACTGGAACGGTAGCGCCTTGACCGCGATGACCTTTATGGGCATCAAGAAGGATACCGTCGTTTCGGTGGGTGACAACGTCTTGGAGCAAATCTCCGAGAAGGAATACATTGTGTTCGACCAGCAGATTGATGCGGATTGGGCTACGGCAGACAATCAGACCGATACTATTCCGAACACGGGCGAGAACCTCTATTGGATTGCCCTGCAAGTACCTGTGGGGGGCTTTGCTACTCCACCACGCGTGGATGAGATTCGTGTCAGGGGATCGGACAGCGATTTTGTAACTGGCACAGCACAGTACGTCATGTGGGGTAAGTCGAGGGTCGAAATCCATACAGTCCTTTCAGCGTTCACGAAGA